GGACGGTTCTCGCTCGGGCGCTCCATCACGAAGAACGCATTGCCGTAGCCCAAGTAGTCCACCGCGAACTTGGCGCGGAACTGACGGGCTGTGAACCGAGGGCCGGGGTAGTCAAGGAGCTTCTGAAGCGGGTTGTCCTCGCCCACGCGGGACTCGTAGTTCCCCTTCTCCTTCAGCACGACCAGCGGCACGGACGCCACGATGTCAGCCACCACGCGGATGCACGCATGAACGACGGGGTGCGCGTTGAAGCCCTGCACGCGGATGGTGCGCCCGTCGCGGCGATATTCGCTCGGGTCCGCTGTACGGACCAACTGCATCTGCTGTATGCCGTTAGGAAAGTTGGGATACGTTACCGGCATAATCGAGCGGGTCGACTCACCGCTCCCTGACAAGGCGCGTAGCGCATCGCTGACGCGCAACAGTAAGGACTTGCGTTCTGACAAATGATGGCCCCGCGTTAGGAGTCTGCCACGCACAACACTAACGCGAAAGCAAGCAACCGCGCAACCCCTTACACCACAAACACCGACGGCCCCTTCTTGATAAGCGGGGATAACGCATACCGCACCGCGTCCCAAACGTGGTCGTTGCCCGACACCAGATGAGGCAATACCTCGTCGGTGCGAGCGTCCGTCTTGTATCGCCAGAGCCGCGCCTCCTCAATAGCGCGTCTGCACCGTGGGTGGATGACAATGGACTGATAGGAGCGCAGGTGCTGAATACCGTCCTGCACGGACCCCGACCACTTGGGCGCGGCCTCGGTACGGAAGCCCCGCTTCTTCATCTCCGCGATAGTCTCGGGCCGAGCAGAGTCAGCACGGATGACGTACTTACGTGAGTCGGATACCGTGTCAAAGGCGCGTGCCGTGTCATCTGTATCCAATTGGATACCGCCCGCCTCCTCCGCTATGTAGAGCGTGTTGTCGTAGGTATAGCACTTGACAAGGGCCGTTGCGTCCCGCGCAAAGCCCCAGTCCGCGCCGAAGTACGGTCCCTGCCAATTGGCACCCGGCTCAAAATCCATCACGCGCCACTTGCCTGACAAGACCTGCGCGTCCGACCGGGACCACGGCTGACCGCCCCAGACGTGCGCGTGAGCTTCGGGGTCGGCCTTGAGGAGCGAGTCGGCTTCGAGCTTTAAGACCTCGGGGAACCACGGGTTATCTGTGTACGAGACTTTACGGATAACCGAACGCTCTGGTGGGTTGGCAATGAACCGTTGGTAGGTCGCGTCCGATTCAAGGGCTGGGTTAAACGTCACCCAAATCTCCGAGCCATTCTTGCGGATAGTGGGAATCAGCGTGCGCCAGCTTGAGTCCGAGACCGCTTCGGCTTCCTCGACCCAGCAGAGGTCGATGCCTTCCGTCGATTTGATTTGAGAGATGTCGCGCCGAAGGCCTTTGAACAAGAACTCGGTCCCATTGGCTCCGAGGATAGCCGACTCTTGCACGGTGTAGAAGTTGTCAAGCTCTAGCCGCGTCACTTGGTCAGCCAAGACCCGATGCACCGAGTCTCGGATGCTCGCTTGGTACTCACGCGCACAGAGGATGCGGAGGGGCTGGGACAGGCCGTGGACGAGCAAGGCGCGGGCGAACTGCCATGACTTGGCAGAGCCTCGACCGCCAAAGGCCACGCGGTAGCGGACGCCCCCGAGGGTTGGCGTGTAAAGGAACCCAAACGCTTTGGGGGTTGGGACGTGGAGGGCCGTCACACTTTGGGGCTGAACTTGCCTTCGCGGTTCTCCGACCATTGCGCTTGGCAGACCGCGTAGCGTTGCGCATTGTCAGGGTACTCGCTGTTCATCGTCGGGTTGGCAAGGCACCGAGCGATGAAGTCGTCCTTGCTTTCGTCAGGATTCGGGGTCGGCATCGGCATTGGCGGCTACCAGTTCTACGCGAATAGAGGATGGGGCGAGCGGCTTGTCGCCAGAGGTCACGTCAATCGGGATGAGCTTGGTGGCGAGCGGGTAGAACTTCTCGGGGTTCTGTGCGCCCCATTCGTGCAACGGGATGGCTTCGTTGACGAGATTAAACGCCTCAATCCACGCCTCGCGGATGGTCTTGGTCGCCTTGTTGGGCGTGCCTTTCTTGCGTCCCGCGTTGGGCGGTCTGGGCTGTCCTTTCGGGAATGGCATATTATCAAAGTTACTATAACGCGTCAGCGCGTCAATCGGAAGCCGGGGTGCTTGGCATCGAACGCGGCCCACGCTTCCGTCTTGTCAGAGGTCGTGGTGACGCGGCCTTCGTTGTGTGCGTAGTGGTTCCAACCGATGATGGGGACGTATTCCGTCTTGGCACCGGCTTGCAAGCAACGCACCCAGAAGTCGTAGTCGTGGACGTAGGGGATGGGCATATCGTAGCCGCCGATGCGTTGCCAAAGCTCGCGCCTGACGATGGAGCTAGACCATATCTTGTTGCCGCCGCGCATCGTCTCGAGCGTGATGACGGAGGGTGGTTCGTAGATGCCGGTCTTGTAGCCGTGCGCGTCGATGCCTTGCACGTTCGTGTAGGCGATGTCCGCGCCTGATGCGTCAAGAGCCGATATACAAGTTTGGATATACGCGGGTTCCATCGTGTCATCGTCGCCCAAGATGCAGACGTACTCGCCTTTGGCAATGGAGCAGAGGTCGTTCCAGTTGGTCAGGAACAGCGCGGGTTCGGCGGAGTAGTTGACAAGCAGTTGGAGTTCGTGCTTTGGCAACGTCTGGGCGAACACCGAGGCAATCGCTCGCGGGAGGAACTGCTGACGATGTGAGGCGATGAGGACCGAGGCGCGGATTGTCATTCCTCGGGGTCTCCCAACGTCTCGGGCGGCTTCGGGAACGTCTGCTCCCAGTTCTTCTTGTACGTCTCCGCGTCAATGACAATAGGCCGAGGGCTATCGCCTTTGCCGTTCTCGCTCATATCTGCCTCGTAGTCGGCTGGGCCGATGTCAAAGTCACCTGCCATAGTTCCGTCGCTTCAGGTAGTTCGCTGGGATGCGCGTGAGAGCAAGCAAGAGAACGAGCGGAATCGTGCAGAGGAGCAGGGCAACCGTCGCGGCGATGTCGAGTGACTTACGCATAGACCGGCGCCGGGTAGGACCGCTCGCCAAACTCGGCGCAGAGGATGTTGTGGGTCTTGATGGCGGCAAGGTCCGTCCGTCCATCGTCGCAGACCGGGCAACGGATTATCATTGGTCCTCCTTTGGCTTTCGCGTCCGCTTGGGCCGCTCGGCCCGAAGCCCGACATCGTAACCGTTAGACCAGCCTTCCTCGTAAGCGTCCGTGTACCGGTCCTCTACTTGGCTGGCAACGTAGAGCTTGGCAACGATAACGCCGACCGCCGCGCCAACAATCCCTGCGATAAGTACCGTCTCAATCATCTGTGCCTCCGAAAGATGAGGTGATACGCTGACGAATTGCTTCGACCTGCGAGACCGTATAGGCATAAATCTCCCGCGACCCATACGCAACTCGCTCGGGCTGAATTGCAAGGCGTTCGGTGATATGCCGTAACCGCCGCGCCGTAATGCCAAGACGTTGTGCCGCGTGTGCCGTGCCAAGCAACCCCGCAGACAACTTGGGTCCGCCCGTCCGCTCTTGCACCTGCACCTTGTCCGAGGTGACCGTGCGTACCGGCGCCCACCGGTGGTAGTCGTGCTTCCACGACAAGGCCGAAATGACCGTCCCCGGTCGTCCGCCAAAGACCTGCGCGGCCTCCCGTTTGGTCCGGGCATAGGCCGTCCGCGTAATGTTGCCTTCGTTGTCAATCAGGTACCACTCGGTCATTCGGGAACCCGGTCGAGGGCGCGGTTGACCGAGTGCCAGAGCGTAGCGCGGGCGATGTCGTGCGCATCGTAGCCGCCCTTGATGGCGGGCAAGACGTACTCATAGCGGAACGCCCGAGCGCCAATCTTGACGCGAGCCAAGCGAAGGCCGTGCTTCTTGAGCATAGCGCGAGCGATGTAGCCGTAGGTCATCTGGATTCTCCGTGTCGGGGTAAGTTGTAGGTCGTGCTTGAGGGGTTTCTGTCTCCGAGGCTTCGGTGCGGCCCGTTGTCGGCTACTCGCCTTGTCGTGGTTCATTTGTCGGCCTACCCACGCTGTACGTACCGTTTCCGCGTAATCGTTTGCCCTAGACTTCGCCTATCCCATTAAAGAGGACCAGTTCGCACATTGTGCTGTGGTTCAGTTCGGCACTCGGTTTTAGGCTCCGGTCTGCGCGTCCGCTTTCCCACCTCTCGGATTTCTGTCTCTCCCCTCAAGCACGCCCTACGCCAATAAACATACAGCCCTTTGCCTGTCTGTCAATAGCCATACCTAAACCCCTACCCAGCAACGGGTTGCATATCCGTTGCATATGCATCTGGCTTGCGCTTGGGTTTACCCAGCAACAACCCGCGCCGACGGAGGGAGTACGCCAACTCCGGTGAGCCGAGGAGTTTCTGCACTTCATATCGCGGGATAAGCCAAACGCCGCGCTTGGTCATCGTTCGCACCGCATTGAACTTGCCCTTCTTGACCCACGCATGAATCAGTTGCCGCGAGAGTCCCAACGCTTCCGCCGCCTGTGAGATAGTCATCGGTCCTTCGGTCATTCGTCCTCCGTGATGCGCCACTTGAGGGCGCGGGTGAGTGCGTCAATAACGGACGCGGTAAAGAGTTCCTTCGGTTGACAACGCAGGATGCGCCAGCCCAATGCCGCCGCCTCCCGCCCCTTCTCTTGGTCCCGCACAATGCCGGTCCCGCGCCCGTGCGCCCCGCGTACCCAGACCCCGCCGTCAATCTCAAGCGCGACCCTCTGGTCGGGCCACGCCCAGTCCATCCGCCATTTGCGGGTCGGGTGGAACCGATACTCCGCCACGGGTATCGGGAGACGCTTGGCCTTGCAAAAGGTGTCAAAGCTAACTGGCATATGCATACCGGTTATGCAGGGATGAACGGCCTAACTGGTAGCCTGTTGCCCATTAGCCGTCCGTCCGCGTGGCCCAGAGCCATTGGGTGTTGTAGGCCATCCCTTCAAGCATATGCGGGTCCAGCCCTAACGCCTTCCAGCCGTGCTGATGTTGTTTGCGGTGGCACGACGGACAGAGCGGGATGATTTCGCGGTAGTCCGCCTTGCGCCCCATGCCGCCCGACTTGATATGCGCGTTCTCGCTCGGGCGCTTGGCACAGACCATACAGGGCAAGCTGTTGATGAACTCGACCCGACGCTTGGACCCATACACTCGCTGAAACTCAATGCCCGAGCGCGGCTTGGCCTTGATGCGCTTCCGTGCCTTTGGCTTGGCGTTGCTGGTCAGGCGCGTCTTGCGCTTGAGCGGGGTCCGCTTCACGCCTTCCTCCGACACGCCCACGCCACCCTCTGAAACTCGTCTTGCATAAACGGCTCTAGCTTGTATCGCGCACAGGCGTCGGCAATCTCGGAGTCTTGTATCTCCCACCAGTTCCAATGCGTGCCGTGCATCTGATTGTAGAAATAGTCGTGCGTCGGTGCGTAATCGTGCGCCATGATGACATCGCCTGACCGCAGGAACTTGGCATAGCGGTTGAACTCGGCGGGCTTGTTCCCTCCGTCGCAGAGGACAAGGGCAGGGCCTTCCGCGTACTTGACGTGGTACTCCAACACCGTTGAGTTCAGCGCGTCCACGCCGTAATACATGATGCCGGGTTGCATGAGGTGAGGCCTGTCTCTTACCGCCGGGTCACAGGTCCAGAGGTCCGTCGCCTTCAAGCCAGCCTCGTCAAGCAAGTCGCGAATCAGGATGGTCAGCCCACCATCTGCCGTGCCAATCTCTAGCACCTTGACGGGCTTGAACGTGCGGAACAGCGCCCGGAAGACATCTGCCACGTAGCCATTCTGATGCACCGGCACGCCGCGATATTCAAAGAACATCGGGTCAGTCATGCGACCACCCCTGCCGCGTGCCTTTGGCAACCAGCACCCGTGCGTAGTGGTGCGGGTAAAAGCGATGCTCTATGCGGTTTCCTCGGAACTGGTCGCGCCACTCAACCGTCGGCTCGTCAACTTGCAAATCCGCGATGGTCTTGCGGTCTTCCTCCTTGCATCGCTTCATATGGCACTCCGGCCCAGTCGGGCAGGTTGGGGTTCACGGGCCATCAACTGCTCACCCTTCGCGGTAATGCGGCGGACCATGCGGTCGGCCTTCGTGTCAGGGTCTTGGCGCGTCTCGTCCGTATCGCACAGCAAGCCAGACCGCACCAACTCCGAACAGCGCGTGGCGTACTCCGACCGCAGGTTGAGTCCCGCCCACTCTGCCGCCTCTCGGTCGGTTAGCCCCTCGGAGTGGACGTAGTGCGCCTCGAGCAGTCTGGCCTTTGCGGTCCCCGAGCGCGGCAGGATAGCGTCTGCCGCGTTGTGCGAGGAGGCAGGGTCCGAGGCTCTGGCCTTTTCCTGAATGTCAAATAGCCCGAAGCTGATGGGCTGACGGCGCCGCGCCATATCCAGTTCGACTTCATCCATCGACCACATCCTCCGCGTCAAAGTGTTGAGCGCAAACGTTCAGCCCGTGCGACATCCACGCATAGGTATCACCCGGCTGTATCGCCCCGCGCCAATCGCCGTCGTGGTCCTGCATATCGCAGTCCCGAGTCTCGCGGGAGACACGTACTCTGGCCCCCCGCAACTCGTACCATTCGTGGTCTGCTCGGATGCGCTTCATCGTCAGAACGGAAGCGAATCGTCCATGTCGTTATCGTCTGGCGGCGGAATCTTGCTGAAGTCAGGCGGCGGGACGCGCTTGCCGCTCGGGGCTGGCATCTTGACCTCGGGTGCCTTCTCCGCTGGCTTGGCTTCCGCGAGGCCGTCGGGCTGGATGCCCTTGTCCTTCCAGCTAATCCAGACGGTTGCGGTCGCGGCCTGAATTGCCGCCGCGTCGAGGCCGTAGCCGTACTTCTGCGAGGTCTGCGCCAGATGCCCAGCCACCGCATCCCAGAGCATCAGATAGTTCGCCAGAATCGCATCTCGGCGCGGCTGGACGGCACCGCTGGCGGCTGGCTTGGCGGGTTCCACGCGAGCCGACGGCTTGGGCTGGGCGGGTTCGGTCCCTGCGTAGCTGATGCCCCAGTACGGCTTGGCCCCCTTCTTCGGGTTCGGGTCGCGGCTGAAGGTCACATTCATCCCCACCACGCTCGACTCATCTAGCCCCAGACGCTCTAGCTGACGGTCAGC